CAATAAGAGTTTTAACTAGTCTATCGCCCCCAGCAGATAAATCTGCCAGCATTATCAAGACATTTCTTCAAACGTTCGTTACACGTCGCCTCACTGAGGACAAGCTGCAGCTCAAACTATCCTGTCGCAGCTAACAGGCAGTTGTTCCATCATCCGTTTATTTATTTATACTTACATTGACTGGTGACTAATCTACGTATATGTATATGGGAGCGTTTAACCTTCCTATAGTGGTGTCCAATCACGTTCGGTTTAGGCCACACCCAAAATACATGTCTAATTTTTGTGGGTTTAAAGGATTTTATGATTTTTCTAACGATTGGAATGATGGTGGGTTACAGGCTATCATAATCAGCTGTTGCCACTCTCACGCGACAGCTGGTCAAACCTGAACCAGAAGCAATGGTGGTCCAATTAATTGTATCACCTGTATTGACTTGAATCTTGTAAACTGTTGTTGCAATGGTAGCACTAACCACGGTCTCAAGCACTGAAGACTTGGTATTACCACCACTAATGATAGTAAGTCCAGCGGGACCAGCAGTTAAAGTTGCATTACCATATGCAGTAGCAGTGAGTAAATACTCACCACCAGCGACAACACGTAGATACGTAGCATCAACGCGTTCTAGCGGATTGGCTGAACCAGTGTAGACTATTACCGAATTAAACGGAGCAGACGCACTGGTTCCAGTGGCAGAAATACTACCACTGACCTCAGGACCATACGATGGTTTCCTTAATTCCACTGTATACTCAACGTATAACTCTCCACCAGTTACACCGTTGCCGTAAGCAGAACTAAGCCATAGTTGGCCCATATCATACGTTTTGACATCAAGATTTGCATCCAGCTTCCCTGCACGCACATTCTTAAACTCAGACTTAGGCTGAACGACCAACTCGTTGTTCACCCAAACATTCGCCTCTGAATTTGGAATCGTTTGTGCTTGATTCGCCTTACTCGACGGCGCCAAATCTGCAGAGTCATAATCAAAACTCATCATAATAACACCTGCGGTGCTAGATGAGGCAACACTTCGGTACTCATACCGCAAGCGTTTAAATCTGTACTCTTCATATCGACGAGCGAGTTTGGATAACCAAGGGAAACTTCCTGACATACCTGGATTACAAGGAATCCCGGCAACTGTGAAATTTATGTCATTATTCACAGGTTGCAAGAAGCTACGGTGCGATATTTCCACTACCCCATCTGCTCTGGTGCGGACCTTAGCCGCCACCCCTGTTCGCTTTGTAGCAAAAGCCACTGGTGCGGAAGCAACCATATCATTTCGTGTGAGTTTCTTTACTGTGCCAGCAGCAGCCCCTGGACTAGGACCACCGCGGAGGTTTTTCTTTTGTTGTTTCATTTTTGATAAGCGTTCGAGTTTATCACTGGCCCTCATAGAGCCCTGTATACCGACTAACGCTCCAGCAACACTAGCAAGGCCACCAAGCTTCCACGCTTGGCTGGCAAACTTACTATCTGCATACTTGAGATCTTCGCCGGTTGCATAGGCAGCATCATGTTCTCTGCAGAGTGCGTCAAGCTCACTAAGGGGCTCAACATCTGAGACGACACTGGACTGGAATTTACCAGCACTCCAATACGGACCGCAATAATTATCGAATGGATACATTACAAGGGGGACGGGATAATTTCTTCGAGATTATCAACTGCGTGAGGAACAAGGTCAAACACCAGATGATCATACCATTCCTCAATGGCTACCTGTTCATCCGGAGTGAAACCCCACGCAGCAAACACACTATCTCTAGAATCTGCCGTTACTTCCTTCACCTTGGACTGTAATCCAACTGCCAACATGCGCGCCCCACTCTGCATGGCCACACTGTCAGCGATATTACTCTTAATACCTTCTCTCATAAAACAACGGTACATGGACTGCATTATAGGTATTCCGGAACACAATGCTAAACCACACTCACCCACTGCATACAACCACTTCCTGGCCATCTTCTCAGTAGATAAGGGGATAATAGACATCGAATCCTTTTCCCTAGCTTTATTTATATTTCGGACCATTTTCCACGTACCAGAGATATAGATGGGACGCATCTGACAAAATTCAACTTCTTCTAGAACAAACGCTGGCTCCTCTACCGTCATCCGGAACCCCATTTCCAGAAACCATTCATCTAGGCCCTCACAGAACACGCCCAAATCGCGTCGCTCCATAAAGACCTGACAATCGTCTCCATTGTTCATCAATTTCACTTTTACATTCTTGAACTTTGCATATGCATACACCATAGCGCACATGATAATACAATTACCAAGTGCAGTGTTGATATCACCGCTAAATCTCTTACCATCAACAGAATATTTTAACTTTCCGTCTTCACAGTGACCTGACCCTCGATTCTTTCGTTGCCACCATAAATATTTATAGAGGGTCATGTCGTACCTATACAACGCCAGATAGATAGAATGTTCCCACTCCAACATCTCTTCGCTGACGTGCATGTCAAATTTGACGGCATCTAAGCCAACAGCTACAGGGTCTGAAAACGAATACCACTTCTCAGCAGCAATCTCTCCAACTTGTTCCACATTGAAACCCTTTATAACTGTGACCTCGCCAAACATCTTAGCAATTGCACCATAAATACGATGCTCGATGTGTTTCAGATATCGCCCAACACCCACGTTATACACAGGATTGCGCGGCTGAATACACCTAGGTGCCTTGCCAGGAGGTACTTTCTCACACTTAACAAACGATGAACTTACACTATGTTGTCTCTTAACGCCAGTGAGATAAAACTCATTGACGGCATTTTCATAGATTGTACGTTTCCGACCACGATACATCTGAGAAAACATCTCAGGGGAAATCTTGGTGGGACGACCCAACCTTTTGAGAATACCACGCCTAAACGACGCGAGACGAGATGTGAGAGTCAGCTTATCGGGAGTCGGCGCCTCAGCAAACCCACCCGGGTTCATCTCTGACTTACCAACAGCACAATAATACATTCTCTCCAACAAAGCGCACTCCAAAGTTTGAATATCAGGGTTATTTATTTTCAATGACCGTTCACTAGTCCCTACACCCCCGATGATATAGAGTGAACGATCGCGGCAGGCGGCCTGGCTCCGGGTAACTGTGAGCCTGTGTTCTAAGCCACTCAATACACTCTTGTGACTTACACCAGTTACCTTTGCCAAGCCCCCTCAGCCGCCAACGCTTGGTGTCGCACCACCAAGATACGCCTTAATGCGTGCCTTAGCGGCGCTGCTTCTACCCCAGTCTGCTGCCATTATATCCTCGTTAGATGGAATAAATGCAGTCTCCACAATATAAGGTAAGATGCTGACTATGTGCGACGGTCGAACTCCATGGTTCTTCATTATATTACTGGCGAACCGTCGCACAGCCAAGCGATTTGCATCAGACTTAGTTGGCACACCAAATTTGCACCTAACTTCATCCAACACGAGCTTCGCATATGGGATTCGATCATTACGACGAATCCTTCTGTGCTGCCTCACTTCAATGGGTTCACACTTGAACTCCAAACAACCTGCCGAGACTGAGGCCTGGTTCTGGGTGATTGGTAATTCACTCAGATCACATTCCTCAACGTGTGCTTCAGCTACATGATCCGACATGTCAGCCTCCACAAACTTCTCAACATTAATTGAAGCCCAATTACTCCTCCAATATTTAAACACCCTAAACCAAGCACACGGTGTAAAGAAAATTGGGGGGTACTGCTCATCCACTGGCACAGATTGCAGTTGTTGTTTAACAACTGTATTAATACTTATCCTGGGGAGGACGGACGGACTGGCTAACCAGTTTCCTCCCATTTGCTCAAATCTTATTGCACTTCTGAAAGAGAAGCGCTGATTCCACTTTTTATCGTTAATTGTGACCATGATTAGAAGAAAAATAAGATGTCATTTTTAGCCGTTGACATGGCTGGAGAGTTGGAGGCTCCACTCCTAGCAGTTTTCTTTATGGACGTCTGCAACAAAAGTCCAGTAACGTGCCCCTCCTACGCACGTACTTGTGATGGTCTCCCCACCTCCATAATCCGGTTACCAATGTGTAGGATTTGCTACACACACCATCCAGTGTTAACCCGTAAACGATGCTATCAAGTGTGTGACCAACATTCCTACACCCCTTCGGTCTTTAATGGTAATTCGACGTAGGTCGCCAACCCTACGCTGAT